AAAATCAATTCACGCATTACAGGCAAAGCGCCCTCCACAACTAAAGAGAGTGAGGGTTGCCTCTCTTATCCTGGACTTTATCTTAAAATAGACAGACCTAGTTGGGTTGATGTAGAGTTTATTGATGAGGCAGGTGTAACAAAACAAATGCATCTTGAAGGTATAACTGCACGGTGTTTTCAACACGAACTTGATCACATGAATGGTATTCGCATGATAGAATATGCAGGCCCTGTTGCACTTCAAATGGCACGAAAAAAACAAGATAAAATCATTAAAAAAATTATTCGTAATAAGAAAAAATGAAATTAACAATTACACGCTTGAGAGGTGGTACAAACTACAAAAAGCCACTTCACGACATTATGGATTCATTTTATGAGTTATACAAAGAATATATTTCTAAAAATCAACAACACATTTATGGTGTATGCAACTTTGGTTGGAATGCCGCCAATCGTAAAAAGTTAGATGATATTATTGATGCAGATGTTATAATTATTCCTAGTGAGAACGAATTCCTTCAACATATCAATGGGTATGTTGATCCAAGGCAAAAAGAACGGTCTGACGAATTTATTCATCAAATTGGTGAACATTTGGCAAATAAACATGTCATTCTAATGCGTAGTGACCGTGCCGACAACGAAGAACTTTATCGCACAAGAACATTCAAAGACCAAATCATTGGTAAGTTTTCTATTCTTGATGAAATGGATGTATCTGGTGGTTTACACGGCATGAAGTTTCATTTCATCAAAGAAAATATGCCGAGGCGATTATTTGATGATGGGAAGAGAGAATATGATTTCATTTATTGGGGTTGTGATAAACGCAAACTCATCGATAACATTGAATCGGGTGATGAAAGACATCTAGTTTTCAAACAAATTAAAAAAGATGTTAAATTGAAATCGTACTTTATTGGCAAATATAATGCAATTGTGCCTGACAAGAAGATAGATTCGTTATATAATTTACTTAGTGATTTAACTGATGGAAAATCAACTCTCTGCTTTAATTGGTTGGATTCTGCCGCCACAACAAGTAGATACCACGAAGCCATTGCCTGCGGTATTTTTCCATTTGTTTGGAAGAACTACGATAGCAATAATACCCTCGTAGCTAATCAATGGCAGAGAGTTGAATCAGTTGAAGAAATGTATGAGAAGATGAAAGATGTTGATAGAATGTTTCCGGCAATTGAAGATTACTATATCCGTAATACAATGAAATCTAAATCATGGTATTATGAAAAATTTGAAAAACGAATGAATGAGATATTAAATGGTGTATAATTTTGACTCAAACAAAGACTAAGTAATAGTGTATCATATTCTTAATGCGGTTAGTCCGAGACAGCTTACCCCAGTAGGTAGACAGGTTTGACTCCTGTGAACCGCTCCAACTACTTGTTTTCATTGACTTTTTTGTGTTGTTTTTCTGCAACACAGATGGTTGACAGTTCCATTTAACTATGATACCATATCTGCCTATGAAACAAACGCATTTTACTGTTGAGCAGAAAACTCAGCTCGCCAAATTAATGGCGACCGAAAATCTTACGGTTGAACACCAAAAGCTTAGGACTGCACTATTCGACCCACAAAATCGTATCCTCTATCTTCCTATTTGGAAAGATATGACTGGTACTCTTTATGATCTGCTTTGCGGTCATGAAGTGGGTCATGCACTTTATACACCCGCAGAAGGTTGGCATGATGCGGTTGTTGATTCATCTAAGAAACAGCATTACAAATCATTTTTGAATGTTGTTGAAGATGCTCGTATTGAGAAAAAAGTAAAGCGTAAATACCCAGGCTTGAACAAGTCTTTCAGGGACGCTTATGCTGAATTAATGAAAAGAGATTTTTTTGGTTTGGGTAAACGCGATATCAATAAAATGGCGTTTATTGAGCGGTTGAATCTTTATACCAAATCGCAATATACCTTGCCTATTCAATTTTCAAATCACGAAGAAATGTTGGTTGAAAAGGTTAAAGCGTGCGAAACATGGGAAGATACTGTTCGTGTTACCGATGAAATCTACAACTATTCAAAAAACGAACAGTATGAAATGATGTTGGACGATTTGGCGTCACAAGAATATTCGGATGAATATGGTGATGATGATTATGAAAATGATGTAGATGGTGGTGGTGATAGCGATGAAACCGAAGAAGATTCTGAATCTACTTCGGAAGAAAAAACCAAAAAGAAATCCAAAGCCAATTCAAAATCTGATGAGCAAGAAGAATCAGATGAGAATGAAGATTCATCTCACATTAATCGTTTCAAAGATTCCACACCTTCTACCGAGGACATGTTTAGCCCGCGGTGTGAAACTGACCAAAATTATCGTGCAAATGAATCTCAGCTTTTGGATGAAAAAAGTAAAGATTATCTTTACCTAACATATCCAAAACCAATCCTTCAAAACATCATTACGCCTGCCAAGCGAGTTCAAGAGTTGTTAACCACTCACTACAAAAATGAGATTATTGGTGGCACTCTTACCAATGAAAAAGCTCAAAAATTAGTGAGTGAATTTAAGAATAAGAATGAGCGCTATGTTGGATTGCTTGCTAAAGAATTTGAAATGCGTAAAGCGGCAAAGGCATTCAACAAATCGAAGCTATCCGATACTGGTGATATTGACATTAGCAAATTGGCATCATTCCGTTTTGATGACAATATTTTTCGTAAGGTGTTGCTGACACCAAAAGGCAAGAATCACGGCTTGATTCTGCTGCTTGATAAATCTGGTTCTATGTCAAACAACATGGGAGGTTCTATTGAGCAGATTCTTGTTCTAGCAATGTTCTGCCGCAAAGTGAACATTCCTTTTGTTGTCTATGGTTTCGGTGATGACCTTCATTCGAAATCTCACGACCTTGGATTGCAACGGGATGCCTTGCATAAGGAGCCGCATCTTTCGTTACAACCCAATAAAAAAATTCAATGCTTTGAGCATAAGAATAAAACGCTTGATTTAGGTTTGGTTTTTTTGCGCGAGTATGTCAATAACAAAATGACCAATGCTGAATTCAATATTGCGGTTCGCAACATGATTCTGTTGAAAAATACTTTTGAACAACGATTCTCAAACAGACCTAGACCGCAAGGTGAGTACCTTTCAAATACACCTCTCACGCAAGCCATCATTGCTTGCACTGAGATGATGAAGGCTTTCAAAGCGGCAAACAATCTTGATTTGACCAGTTTGGTTATTGTCCACGATGGTGATTCAGATTGGACAAATTCCTATTGGGCAGAAACTAAGAACATTTTAGAAATAAAGCATGATACAAATCAAAAGAAAACCGCACTTGTGCGAAAAAATATTGACAGTATCAACAATAATGTAATCATTAAGGATTCAAAAAATAATTTTGAACAAAAGGTTCCTTTTATTTTAAAAAATAATAGCCGTGACGCAATGATGCGGATGGCTCTTTCTTATTTCAAAAAGTTAACTGGTTCCAAGGTGTTTGGTTTCTTTTTGATTACTGGTCATAGTTCCTCTTCAGTTCGCGGAACAATTTATCATCGTCATGTTCTCGAAGATGATAAAACATATGCCGAAAAATGTGATGAGATTCGTGTAGACAGAAATCGTTGGAAAGAAGTTGTTGCCATGCAAGAAAAAGTGAAGGATATGGCGAAACAATTTAAAACCGATAAGTTCCTTGTTTCAAATATACCAGGTTTCAATTCATTCTTCTTGGTTGCTGGCGGCGATAGTCTACAAACCGAAAGTGATGAAATTGAAATTGATGGTAAAATAACCGCAAGCAAGTTGAAAAATGCGTTTATGAAAATGAATAAGAAGAAGCACGTTAGTCGAGTGCTCGTGGCAAAGTTCATTCAGGGTATTGCTGCCTGAATGTTGTTGAAATACAACACCACTAGTTGACAGTTACAATTGGACGTGTTAAGATCGATGTATAATCTGTGAAAAGGAATTTTTATATTATGCCGAAACGTGCCGAAATTCGTGAAAAGTTTATCAACGCTATCGTTGCTCTTGGTAAACCTACCGTAACGTTCAGTGAAATTAAAGAGGTTTGCAATGAGAATGACATTTCTCATCCACACTGGTTTACTAATGATGATGAAAACCGTGTGAAGCGCGGAGTTTATAAAGTACCCAGTTTTAACTCTGTCGCACAATCTAATAAAACGGTTGCACTACAAGCGCAGGTTCTTCCAATGACCAAACCAGTTGAGAAATCGAATCATAGAATTCAAAATGTTCAAACTGATTTGGACAACACCAATCTGATTCCAAGTGCATATAAAAATTATGTGCCTTTTGGCAATTTTGATGATGTATTGTCAATCGTTTCTTCCATGCGGTTCTTTCCTGTTTTCATTTCAGGTCATTCCGGTAATGGTAAAACAATGTCGGTTGAGCAAGCCTGCGCTAAATCAAAGCGTAAATTTGTTTGCGTGTCAATGACGCCTGAAACTGATGAGAGCGACCTTCTCGGCAACTATGTTCTGATTGATGGTAACATGGAATGGAGAGATGGTCCCGTGACCACGGCTGCTCGGCAAGGTGCTGTTCTCTGTATCGATGAAATCGATTACGGTGCTCAGAACCTGTCCTCGCTACAGCGTGTTCTTGAAGGCAAACCTTTCATGCTGAAAAAGAAAGGCGAGTTGATTACACCTGCGCCTGGTTTTACCGTGTTTGCTACAGCGAATACAAAGGGTAAAGGCTCTGATGACGGCCGTTATATGTTTACCAATGTGCTTAACGAAGCCTTCCTTGAAAGATTTCGCACTACGATGGAACAAGAGTTTCCTCCCGTCAAAACCGAGCGCAAGATTTT